CACCAAAGCCGCCAGAATCTACTGCTGCATCTCTAATGTTTTGTTGACCCGCTAGTCTTGATTGATCATATTGCCTTAATGTCTCATCAATAACATCAGTCTGATAGGGAGACATAAAAGGTTGATAGGCACTAGCGCCTGTCAATCCTGCTTGAGCACCCAGGTTTGCTTGAGCTGCGGTTAAATAAGGTTGATAAGATCCTACTCCTTGTTGAGCTAAATTAATAGCTGAAGTTTGTAGTGGATCTTCTCCCGCAACAAATTGTCTACCGGTAAATGTAGTTGTATCTATCGGTACTGAATATGTGGCTGTTGCCTGTTTGGCGAAATCTTTTGCTGTGTCTTCTAAATATCCTGGTATTGCCATTATCCCATCCTCGTTTCTAGTTGTCTCATATTGTCATACATTCCCTGAGCCCCGATGCCTTGAGACTCTTCTGAAATCTGTCCACCTGCTTCTAGGTGATTCATCATATTTTCCATTACTTCTGCGCCAGCATCAATGTCACCACCGCCAGCGTTTCTTACAGCGTCTGCTGTAAATACAAATTCGTTTTTACTTAATCTTGCAGGAACATCGTCAGCTTTTTCTTTTCTTCCTATACCAACAAATCCTCCTTCATTTCTATAATCTTTTTCTTTGCCCCCTAAATCTAATAAAGGCATGATGCCACCATTAGCAGCACCAACTCTTACGCCTCCAGTTGGATAATCAAATCGGTTATAACCTGCAGGTGTTGTGTATCCTGCTACATGTGATCGAGGAACTCCGCCTCCCAGTAAACCTACTCGTCCACCTTTGTTCATCATCTGTGGTTGAGCTTGAGCCATCGGTCCTTGTTGTTGAGCTTGTTTTAATACAGTCATTTTAAATTGTTGATAAGACATCGTACCACCTTGGTTACGATACTTTTGATATTCCATTCTTAACATTTGTTCTGCTTGAGCTTGTGCAGCATTACCGCCATTAGCGATACCCGCTCTACCACCTTTGGCAGCATAAAAATCAGGCTTAACAAATTGTTTATCAATCATGAAAGGTGAGCCTATATAATCAGGTGCGGCTGCTCTATAATAATTTCGTGCTTGATCTCTTAAATTTGCAATACTGGAAGGCGTTTCCTCCCATGGAGTTTCGATAATTTCTTCTTCCTCATCAGCCATAAAAGGAAGAGCTGTTCCTGCTCCAAGTAAACCTAACATTCCTAGCTTACCTAAATGAACTCCTCCGTAAGCTCCACCTTCTAATTTTTTTCTAAATAGAGGAGCTAACATTCCTTTTGGGTTTTTTAAAGCGGACATAAGCCCGGTTCCCCAGCCTGAGCCCCATCCACCTGGCATCATTCCTTTATGAATACCAAATCCTAAACCACCTAATAAGGCAGCTTTTCCTACAGGACTTTTAGCTATTTTCTTAACACCTTTAGTTAGTTTTTTAACTGCTTTTCCTAGAAAATAAGGTTGACGGATGCTTGCTATTCCGCCTTTTGCATATAATTGTTCTGGTTCTTGTGCACGTGATATCATAATTTTGCCTCAAATTTTGAATCTACTTTGTTTTTGCGAACAAATCAAGCTTCGGAAGCGTTACATGAACGTCTTGTTGTAGGTCTTCCTTCTTAATTCCAAAGGATTCAGCGTCCTCCACTGACTTATAAATAGCCCCTGTTTTCTTATGTTTTATAGTATGTTTTACATCGGCCATTATTTTTTTGCCCGCAATTTCTATTGTCTTATCTGTCATATTACTTCGTTACCTCCTTTCTTATATTTAAATAACTAATTGTTATGTCTACCCCATCACTTACTGTACCAGCTGTGGTATATGAAAGAACCGTATTACCTTCTACCACCATGGGATTGGTTAAAATTTCTACACTGGCTGCTGTTGCTAATGTTTGAGTATTAATAACTTGAAAACCATTATTCGTAATTGTAATGGTTGGAGTATTCCCTGACGACTTATTAGTTACATGTAATGATTTAACGATATAGGTTTCATTAACTAATGGTTTTTGCGTACCTCCTGAATCCGTACCAAAGAATTTAATAGGTCCTTCTGCAGAAGTACTTGTCACTCCATACATTTTATATTCATTTATTACAGCCATTATTCTACAAAGAAGCTCATTGCTTCTGTCTCTTGTTTAACCTCTTCTTGGAAAGTAGTATTAAGTTTATTAATAACCGCGTCTAAATCTCTGATTAAAGATTGAAAAGTTTTTTGATCGTATGCTTCACTGGCACGTGTTAAGGCTTGAGTTATCTTTGCCATTACACAAGACTCGCTATTCCTTGTTCGTTTCCTATACCCATGGCTTGATCGTTAGCCATGTCAATCAACATTTGAAATTCGTCTTCGTTTAAAAGATTTAAAGGTTTTCCAAAAACTTCCATGGACATATCATTCAATGCATCCATCGGGTCAGGCGCAGAAGCCTCTAAACCCATATTAACTCCTTCTTCTTGTTGAAGTTGGAAAGGAGTAATCGTTTCTTGTTCGGACATCCATTCAGTAGGATCTCCTCCCATTCTTAACCCTATTCTTCCGCCTTGAGCCCAATCAGTTCTTCCTCTACCTGTTCTATTACTTACAGGACCACTACCTGTTGCACTCCATCCAAATCCTTGTCCGAAATCATAAGATTGCTGACCGTCACTACCTCTTCCATAATTAGTTGGTCCATGTATATTAGGATCATAACCACCACCAGTTTGGTTAGTAATATTGTTAGGTGTAATTATTTTATCAGCAACTGGTTTATCTACTGGTTTATTCCATCCCCGAACATGTTGTAATTTCTTATAGAGACGAGAATCTTTTCCATATCTGTCTAAGTAATAGTTTTCTAACTCATCTAAATCTTGGTATCCTTTTTTACCCATTGTTTTTTCGAAGACTCCTAATTGATTCGCCATGGCTTTATCATAATCTCCAAAAGCTGAAACAACATTCGTTCCAAAAATATCTTTGCCACCTCCGGCTAAGTATCCTTTGTCGGCAAGTCGCTGTAAATTAGTGACTTCGTTAGGAAATAATCCTGCTCGAGACTCCCATCCTCCGGGGTATCCTCCAAAACTTTCAGTAGCTCCTTTTCTTCCAGTAAGTGTATTAAGAATTCCTACTGGCGAAAATTTACCGGCAATATTTTTTGTTCCTTCCCATAGGTTTCCCAGAAATCCTGTGTTTCCTTGATCAGTATCTTGCATTCTTAATTGAAGATCCCAGTTAGCGTCGAGGTCATTACTTTCAGGATATATTGTTTCTGTTTCTTCGGTTATATTTTCTGGCAGCCAATTACTACGACCTACCATTGCAGCCATACTCTTAGGATTAAAGACACTAGTAACACCAGTATTTCCGTATCCTCTTCTATCTGCGTTAGCTAATATTTCTTCTATTGTTGCCATTATCTTCTCCCATCGGGTTGTATATCTAATCTAAACGTACCCATCTTCCAATCTTGAGATGCTCCAGTATTAGCTATTTTTATAGCTATTCCCCGAGCCCGGGCACGTGTATCTACTTTATCAGTGGATGTCGTAATTGTAAAGGGTCCATATGGAGAGCTCGCCGCTGAATTATTAGGGTAGTCTCGGAGCAAAAGAGTAACTTGAGTATTTCCTGTTTGACTAATGAAGTCAGGAATCATTCTTCTAATCTTCATTATATATTCTCCATCTCCTCGAAGATCAGGGGTTCCAATAACTTGTCCCTTCTGACCTCTTCGTTGAGTAATATCAAAATCTCCTGAAGTAATTTCGCTGGTAATCGCTGTGATTGATCCTCCTGCATCGACTTGATCGGTCCCTGTTTCGTGCTCATAATAAATGCTAGTTCCATCACTATTACCAACCACATCAAAAGATGCATTATCACTGGTGCTATAAGATGTTGCATGAGGCTTACCAAACAAAGAAGAATCTGCCCATGTTGTTCGAGCCAAAGATCCCGTAGTCCATACCGGTTTTTTAGCAATGACAGATTCCATATAGTTATAAGTTACCACTCGATCTAAAACGTCAGATCCATTGGTTGCATAGTACCAACTAATCTCAGTAAACAAGTTATTTAAACCGCAGAAAATTAAATTTCTCGCCGTGCTATTTAAATCGTCATAAACATAGTCTTCAACAAGACAAGGAAGAGATTGAAGTTGACCGGCATAACTAAAGAATCCATTTTCAGACATCCAATAAGCTGCACCATCTACTTCTATGGCAGAATTTTTACCCATTAAACCACAGTTCGTTCCTACTTGTTCAAAAGAAAAGGTAAAGGGAGCTCCAACAAATCTCATTAAATACATGGCCGAATCCGTCCATACATAAATGGAGTCTCTTCCTCTTTTAGCTCCCATAATTTTAGACCCATTCGCAAGTCTCTGCGTACCTGCGGTATTATTAGCCGTTACGGTATAAGAATCCGCATCATTAATACTTTCCTGATCCGAGAATCTAATAAACATATCATCTTGAGTGCTTGAATCTGTAGTAGTCGTCGTGGTTCCGAAAAAAATTAAGTGTCGATCAGTTGGTGAAACTAATACATGTCGAGATTTCGCTGGTGCATTAGACATGACCGTAGCTCGATTTTCAGTAGGGTTGGTCGCCGCGGCGTCCCATTCATAACATGCTCCATTGTAAATAAGAGCAATTAATTTTGTTCCATAATTATCTAAAACCCATAGTCCTGGTTCAATCGTATAGTCAGCTGAGGATGCTTCACCCCAGGCAACATAATCTGAAATATTAGTTACCGTAACTCCTGCGGTATGCGCAGCTCGACTGGTTCCATTTACTGAACGTGCTCCTCCACTTAAAATTCCTGTGCTGGTATCATTGTTAGTGTAAGAAATATCCTCAGTCCCTATTCTAATTTCTCCTGAATCCGGGAAAGCTGTTGAATCAGTTAGGACAACATTAGTGGTCGCATCATCAGGAAGTGTAGTTGCCAGAGTAGTAGTCGCTGCTCCTGAAGCTTGTCCAGCCCAGTTTCCTGTTCCCCATCCATAACCGCCAACTTCTTGAGCAGGCCCTACGGTAACATAGAGTTGGGCTGTACCGGATCCAGCGTTACTTAAAGGAGTTCCTGATTCTTGGGTTGCCATAGTAATTGTAATAGTCGTAGCAGTCGGTGCTGTAGTCACCATAAATTTTATGCCTTCAAAGGAAGCATTGTTATAAGTAGAAGAGCCGGTTACTCCACTGACTGTGTGAAATCTAACAATATCGTCATCAACTAATCCATGAGGACTTGGAAAAGTCACTGTCACACTTGTAGATGAAGAACTACTAGTAAAATCACAACCCGCTATTGAAGTTCGAATAGGATGAATGTCTGTGTAAGTTCCGCCTGAATAGACGTATAAAATTCTGTTCGTTCCTATAGCAGCATATTTAGTTCCAGCATTATCATCCCAATGGTGAAGGCCTCTTGCTGCTCCTGTAAGTTTATCCTCTCCTAATTGGTCCCAACCTCCTATTTTTTCAGGAGATCCATATCTAAAACGTACATTATCTCCTCCGGTCCATTGTCCTTCCGCACCAGTAGGGGTAACTTGTTTATTAAATCCGGGTGTAAAGCCTAACTTTTGTAGCATAAAATGATCCTATATATAGGGATTTTATACTATATGGTTTAGACTAAATCAATGGAGTTATTAACGTGGCTTAAAAAGGAATTATGAGTCATGGCTCGATGGGTGGCACTATTAATTAAACTTAAGTATTGTTTAATATTAGGAGTGACGTCTTTATAATGAGTCATATTTATTTTTTTAGTGAATAATTTTAAACCATTGGCAATCATTAAATAAGACATAATAGGAAAAGATGCAGATTTTTTAGTCTCTTCTATATCTAAATGTTTTAAATTATTTTCCTTTAATAAATCCAGCTTGTGTTGAAACTCCGGAGGAGGTGGATAATTTTTATTAAAATTTTTCCAAAATAAAGAATCTTTTCTTTTGGTAAGATAATGGAGGTAAACAAAATTTAAAGTTTCATCCATATTCTTAGATGCCATTTCATTATATAAATTAATGCTTTTACGCGTTGGAATAAACAATTCATTTAAAAAATGATTTAAGTTAAATAGTTGTTGGATCGTTAAAAAGATAGAAGTGGATTCAAGGGGTTCTATAAAACTCGATGAGAGACCGACTGCAATACAATTCTTATGCCAAAATGATTCGTATCTTCCTGCTTCAAAATTAATGACTCGACTTACATCTAATTTTGTACCTAATGTTTTTTCAGCTTCTGCTAAAGCCTGGTCCCTGTTGATATAATCACTATCAAAAATATAGCCGGCTCCAATACGATGTTGGAGAGGAATCTTCCAGATCCAACCATGCTTCATGGCTAAGGCTATAGTGTAGGGAGGGATAGCTCCCTTATGATTCAGCCAAAATGGAATGGCTTGTTTCATGGGTAAGTGTTTTTTATAACTTTTCCATTGAGTATTAAAATGTTTACCGATAAGCAATCTATTAAATCCAGAACAATCAAAAATAAAATCACAAGAGAAAGACTTATTGTTATCTAAAGTTATCTTACTAATATTTCCCTTAGCATCATTACTAACTTTTTTTAATTTTCCATTTACATAGTTAATGCCCCTGTAGGTTCCTACAGCATGGAGATACTGTGATAATAAGTTAGTATCAAAATGTAGGGCATAAAGAGTTCGCTGTAAATCAATCTTATTTTCATAAGAAAGCTTAGTAATATAAGTGTGAGTATTAAAATCTAATTTTTTATGTATTAAATTTTGAAGGTAATAATTAAAACAATCAGCTGTAAAAATAGGGGGTAAAGAAAAAGGGGTCAAGTTTTCAAAAAAACCATGAAATATTTTTTATTATCCCCATTCCAATTCTCAAAGCTGATACCATTTTTAATGGACCCTTTAGTTTTTTGGATAAGGTCGAAGACATCAATGTTTAAATACTTTAAGAAAGTAACAATGTTAGGAGTGGTGGCTTCCCCTACTCCAATGATACCTATTTCTTTACTTTCAATTAAAGTTGTTGTGTAAAAAGGAAATACTTTTTTTAAATAAAGGGCCGTTAACCAACCTGCCGTTCCTCCTCCTAGTACAAGTAATTGTTTATTTTTCAACGTACCCTTTTCCCGAACCCGAACCAGTAAAATAATTAAAGTTAATAACAAAACGCCCAAAATTAGAATCGGTATGACGTACTACTGCATGCATTGTATCACAAGGAATAATAACAGCCCTATTTTCTTTTGCTTCTATAAACTTATTTTTAAAACGGGTACCTCCATTATTGGTGTTAATATAATAAATAGCCGTGAGTAAATGCTTCCACCGATAGTCTATATGAAATTGTTCTTTAGTTTTAGCGGGAAAAGTTAAATTAGCTTTAATTCTAATAAGACCCACTGCATTTAATTTTCGTATGATAGGATCTATTAGATTTAAAGAAGGCCCATTACTTTTTTGTTTTAATTCAAAATCATAGAAGATATGGGTGAGTTGACTAATCTTATCTCCTTTATAGGTAGAGTGGTCTTGATAATACCATGGAAACTCTGGGTTCATGATAGCCCGTTGAATCTTTTTAAACTCTTCTTCCTCTAATAAATGATCTATTATTTTCATATTGTATTCCACCAACTTGGGATAGTATATCTTTCTCCCTGTCTTACATCATGTACTCCATGTTCCTTTTTATTGCCCGCAAAAAAAATTAACTTACCTGTTTCAGGTTTGATTGTTCTTTTGTTTACATAAGTTTCTCCACCCTTATAGTTATCGTTTAAATAAATAAGAGTAGTGTAAGTAGAGTCTTCAAAATCAAGATGAGGGCCCTGACCTTTGCCAGTTGGCCATCTCACAATTTCTGTATGGTTAATATATAATTCAGGATGAGCCTTCTTGACGAAAGCAATTAATTTACAATAGACTTGTCTCATAATAGAATCTCTAATCATTAAGTTTTCAAAGAGCAATGTTTCCGTATTGCGATGGTATTTTTTTATATGCTCCCCTAGATCCTGAGGGAACCATTGTCTATGACAATGGATTAGATGATCACATACTTTTTTAGATAAAAAATTTTTAACGGTTTTCATTTAAACGAAGGCCCCTTTATAAAAAAAGATAGTGTCTTCCTTTCACCTGCAGTTACTTTCTCTACTTTATGATTAAGAAATGATTTAAACATTATCATGTTTCCGGGAGTATTTAATTCATGAACTTTATATTCATTATTATTAAATACTTTAAAATCGCCCCCTCTATAAGAACTATCTGAAATATTAATTAAAATTGTAAATTTAAGATCTACTAGTGGCTTATCAGTTCCATCAACATGCCAATCATATTCATCCTTAGTTTTTGAAGAATATAAATTATAGTGTACAGAATCCGCGACAGGATTAATAGGAACAATATCATAACCAAAATGTTCTAAATTAGTCACTGTGACTCTATCCCATAAATCAGGAAAGAATTGATGAATAACCGAAAAAGGAATTAGCTTTGTTTTTAAAAATTTTTTAGGTTTAGATTTCATACTAGTAGCTGCTAACTTAAGGGGTTCATCTTCGAATGAAGAAGAAGATATTATTTTATTAATATCTTTAATTTTTTCTGTATTTAAATACCCAGGCCACTGCCAATAATCTAATTTCATGATTTCTATTTTCTGGCAAAATTATATACTAATATTGACTGCTTAGCAATAATATGTTAAATCTCTTAAAAAAGAAATACATATGATACAGAAGTATAATTATTGGTTTTTTGATAAAGCCTTGTCCGATCGAACGTGTGATCATATTTTACGATATGGAAAACAATTTAATTATCAGCAAGGACAAATCGGCGGTCTTGAAGAGCCTTCTAAATTATCTAAAAAACAATTTAAAGATTTAAAAAATAAAAGAAAGTCTGATGTAACTTGGTTAAGTGCCAATTGGATATTCAGAGAGATCCATCCTTATATTCATTCAGCTAATAAAAAAGCTGGATGGAATTTTCAATGGGATCATTCCGAAGCCATTCAATTTACTAAATATGAAGTGGGCGAACACTACGGCTGGCATGCAGATGGCTGGCAGACTCCGTATAATAGACCCCATAATTTAAAGGAGCATGGAAAAATTAGAAAGCTTTCCGTAACCTGTCAATTAACAGATCCCTCAGAATATAAAGGGGGAGAATTAGAGTTTAAAGTTTTATTAGATTCAACTGGTCAAACTAGAACTTATACTTGCAAGGAAGCTCTACCTAAAGGCTCTATTATTGTTTTCCCCTCTTACACCGTTCATAAAGTAAAACCCGTTACAGCAGGCACACGATATTCATTAGTTCTGTGGAATTTAGGATGGCCATTTAAATGAAGCCCAAAATTATAGATAATTTTTTAGGTGAAGATTTGAATCATTTTTTAAAGGATATGTTTTTGTATAAGGTTGCCCATTGGTGGGGACATTATTCATCAGAAAAAGATAAGAAGGATGAAGTGTTTATGTATAAACACGAGTTAAATCTACAGGACCCCTTTATAAAATTTATATTTTTAAAAATCTGTAAGGCTGTCTTACTCAGTTTAAAACCTTTAAGGGCTGTTGTTAATATACAACATCCTGGAATGGAGGGAAATTTTCATGCAGACTATGGTAGCTTCACCTGTGTCTATATGGTGAGCGATACTTTAAAACCTAACGATGGCTCGTTATATCTCAATAAACAAATAATTAATTTTAAACAAGATCGCTTGGTAGTTTTTGATGCCAAGACCCCCCATAAAGGAAAAGCCCCTTTAAAAGGGGTGAGAGTAACTCTAGCATTTCAATGTGAGGGTATTAATGTCTAATATAGAAATTACAGGATTATTTCCTACCCCCGTGTACTCCACGTTTTATGATAAAGAATTTACTAAAAAAGAAATAGCTGAAATAGAAAAAATAAAAAAAGAAAGTATTAAAGAAGTCCCTGATGATATCTTTAATTTAAAAGGAGACAAGGATTATATTTTAAAAAGACCTGTCTTTAAAAACCTTAAAAAATTTATTGAGTTACATTTACAAAATTATTTAAAAGAAATTGTTTCTGCAAAAGATGTGGAAATTTATATTACTCAGTCTTGGTTTACTGTGACTAGACACGGAATGTCCCACCGAATTCATAAACATGCTAATAGTTATTTATCCGGAACCTTTTATATGTATGACGTTAAACCCGAAGACAAGGTTATCTTCCACAAAAAACATTATGATTTAAATGATATTCTTTTACCTGAACGAACAAGTTTTAATTTGTATAATTCTGAAACATGGTTTTTGCCGGCAGCCCCTGGTAAACTCATGCTGTTTCCTTCAGATATATCTCATCATGTAAGCCCAATGGAGGGAACGCATGTAAGAACCAGTTTAGCTTTTAACACTTTTCTAAGAGGACGACTTGGCTATCAAACAGCATTAAGCCAACTTTATTTAAAATAATATGCCACTTCATTTTGATATATTCCCCCTATTTCCGCAGACCTTATCTATTTCTCATCTTAATACGGTAAATAGTAAGCATGTTTTAAAAATTTTAAAGAAACTTCCATGGCAAAAAACAGATTTTTCTGAGTACTATGATGTACTGGGAGGAAACTATGTAACGACCAATTATCATATTCTAAAAAATTTTCCAGGATTAGAAGATATTTTCATAGAACATATCGACCTGCATATTAAAAGAATTTTAAAATATAGAACTAGTTTTAAAATATGTTCTTCATGGGGAACCATGACTGAGCCTAATGGATTTTCTAGGCTTCATTACCACACTAACTCATGGTTAAGTGCTATTTATTATCCTGAAGGAGACCCCAATTTTAAAGTTAGCTTTGCTGATTATAAAACGGAATGGTTTAAAGATGAACCTATTGAATATAACACGTTTAATGAAGCTGCAAAAAATTTTACAGTCACCAAAAATATGTTGATATTATTCCCTAGTTCTTTAAGGCATCAGATATTGCCCAACAAATCTAAAAAAAACAGATACTCTATTGCTTTTAACATTATGCCTAACGGAGAGTTTAATTATCCTTCCGACAGTCAACTCAACCTTACAATTAATACATGAAAAATACTTTTGAAAAAAACGGATACCAGATTATAAGAAAGGCCATTGATCCACAGCTTGCTACTTTTGTGCATGATTATTTTTTAGTAAAAAAACAAGTAGCTGATACTTTTTTTAAAACCCGATTTATTTCTCCCTTTACCATCGAACATGGAACTATGGGAGATGGTCAATGCCCCGATTCATATTCTCACTATGCTGACATAGCCATGGAAATATTATTAATATGGTTAAAACCTTTAATGGAAAAAGAAGTTAAAATGAAACTCTATCCCACGTACTCTTACGCAAGGATATATGACAAAGGGGCAATTTTAAAAAGACATATAGATCGTTTTAGTTGTGAAATATCCACCACTTTAAATCTGGGTGGTAAAATCTGGCCTATCTATTTAGAAAATAAAAAAGGTAAAAAGATTAAAGTCATACTAAATCAAGGAGACATGTTAATTTATAAAGGTCAAAGTCTGGCTCATTGGAGAGAACCTTTAGAAGAAGGTTATTGTGTTCAAGTGTTCTTACACTACAATAAACAATCAGGGAAGAAAGCGAAAAAAAATTATTTAGATGGAAGACCTCATCTAGGTCTACCTACTGCATTTAAAAATACAGATTGGATTAATCCCCATATGTTTAAAAATTTTAAAAATGAATCTTAGAGAACCAAATTTAACTAATACTTTTTTAGAATACTTTTTAAAAACGCCTCTAAAAGAAAAAACCTTAGTGGAAATAGGATCGGGTCCTTCTCATTTATTTTGGAAGAAATATTTTAAAAGAGTTATTTCTTACGAAGATGATAAAAATTATTTAACTAAAGATATGATACCTTTTACTAAAGATTATGCAGAAGATAATCAGTTTAAATACAATTTAAATCTAGCTGACTATATAATAATTGATAATGAACCTAATAGAATAACTAGATATGAATTTGCATGTTTTACATGTAAATATGTAAATCATCAGGCCTCTATTATACTAGATAATAGTAACTGGCATATGAAGGCCTTTGATTTTTTAAAAACCTTTTATTTTAATAAAGATTTTCCAGGCGTAGATAAATACAATAGCTATACTGTTACTTCTTTATTTGATATAAGGAAAAATAAGAAATATATTTTTGAAACAGGTATAGATTAAAAAGGAGATAATATGACATTTAACACACAGTGGACAATCTTTCAGTATCAAGAGCGTATAAAGGAACTAGAGGAAGACTTGATTATGGAGACGATGGTAAAGAAGTCTGAAATTGAACGTACTAAAGGTTTACTGGATCAGATTGAAACACAAAACGTTCATACTGGTACTCTAGTTAAAATAAATGAGGAGTATGCAAAACTTATAGGTAAGTTAAGGTCCAGAATAAAAGAACTTGATGGGAATTTATAGGACAAAGTGCACGCAACGGTAAAAAAAATTTAGGTTTATATGCAAGCTAGGTTTCATTATTGGGGACCCTTATTAGTTTCATTCAAGGTAAATGAAAAGGAACTGAATCAAATAAAAAAACTATGTAGTAAGAAAGGAAAGCCCTATAACAGAAACTTAGTAGGAGTTATCAAAGACGAACATGAGATTGATGCTCTTAAGTATGATAAAATTTTAAAACCATACACTTTAGGATATCAAAAAACCTTTGCTCACTTTAGGGGATTTGAACTAAAAGGAACGATCCAATGTTCTACTGCTTGGGTTAATTATATGAAAGCTACAGAGTATAATCCTCCGCATACCCATGGTAATTGTGAAATGTCTTCTGTGTTATTTGTTACTATTCCTCCAAAATTAAAAAAAGAAAATGAAGAATGGAAAAAACACAATACTCATTACTCTGGTCCAGGAACAATCTCATTTTTTTATGGAACCCCTAATTTTTATAACATAGAATGCCAAGAATTTTTCCCAGAAGAAGGAATGCTTTATCTTTTTCCAAAAGATTTAAAACATTTTGTTTCGCCGTTTTTTAGTAAATGTGAAAGAGTTTCAGTAGCCGCTAATTTTATAACGGTTTAGACGCCGTCGTCTATGATATCCCAGGCTTGAGTTCCTTCATTCCAAGTATATCTATCAGAATAACTATTATCTTCACTAGCATAAACTTGCGTGTATGTAACTGGCTTCGGTGTGGGTGCTTGCCAATCATCATTCCCATCTAGTGTCCAAGATGCATAAGGTTGGGGTTTTAAAAATTTATTTTTAGCAGCATCAAAGATATCCCCAATAGCTGCATAGGCTTTTCTGAAAGCCCCTGTTTTAGAGGTTTGAACCCATTTAACACCTAGTTCTGATAAACCAACTGTTTTTTGAAAACGAGTAGCGGCTACTTCTGATTGATCTCCACCATAAGCATCAATCTCGTCTTGAGCTGCAACAACAACTCTTAATACTCTATTATTTGAATCTATTTCTGCAAAGTGTGCCATACATGTTTCCTACCCAACAGTTACTGTTCCTGACACTGTAAAGGTTGCGTACTGTTCTCCACCTGGAGTTGTTTGTAAAGTGTTTGTTCCTGGAGCTACAGAAAATACTGCACCAGATGGTGCTCTTAAAATAACAACACCGTCTCCTCCATCTTTTCCAGCGTAAGTTCCAGTACCGGATCCTCCGCCACCACCGCCTCCTCCGAGGCCATCAGTGCCTTGTGTAGCAGCTTGGGAACCATTTTTAGCTCCGTCTCCACCACCACCAGCTCCGCCAGTACCTCGCGTAGATCCAGTGTGGTAAGAAGCTCCTCCACCGCCTCCAGCGTATTGAACAGATGCTCCTGTTATAGTTGAAGCTGACCCAGCTCCTCCGGGTCCTCCAATTGGATATATAGGTGGGGATGGTTGTGCATCAGAACCAACAGCATTAGCGCCGCCGCCTCCTCCGCCTCCCCAGTTACCATGTTGAGGTGTGTTATAAGTTTGTCCAGCTCCACCAGTATTC